GGTCCTACGAACCTGCTTAGGACTGAGGCCCCCCCCATATGCCCCATATTTGTTTATTCTCTAGTCCCCACTTAGCGCACTCAGCGCGAACCGGGCAAACATTACAAAGTTTTTTTGCTTGAAGTTGTTGAGCTGGTTTATTCGCAAAGAAGTTTTCAACGTACTTCCTGTTAGCTGGCTTTGCGCACTCGGCGTCTTCATGCCACTCGGGAGATTCAATCAAGAGCAGGAACCTTCACCCAAGTAGCTGGTGTGACAAAATCTAAAACATAACCATCTTCGGTTTCACCGTTTTTATCGCAAGGCCACCCAGACTCTTCTCCCAGTGGAGAAACGCCAGAGTACCCCTGAGTAACCTCAGCGCGATCGATGAGCTTAAAACTGTCACCTAGAGAATAAGCAATTCCCTCTCTTTGAAGGGTGGAGGCCAATGCCTTACGGACTACTTCATGCTCAATGTCCACGTGGTCTTCAGTGTAGAACAAAAGAGAGCCGTCACGGCTCTCTTCAAGGTCCCACAAAAACCAAAGGGACTCGCCAATACGAGAATCTTTCATAGAAAGATTTTATCTTGACAAGTCCCTGCAAATCCGGTTTAATACCGTAAATTACAATTTAAAAAGGTTTAGCGATACTGTGCTTAACATTGCCAAAAACCGTCACTACAAAGTGATTCGTTAGGCCAGAATCCTTCTCTGGGTCTGGAATAGTTACCTTAAGTTCCAAGTCGACAAGTGCAGGGACGGCTTCTTCACTAACTTGCATGAATTTAGCAACTTCTTGATAAGCCAGCTCCCTAGCTGCCTCTACAGTATCAGCGCCAATTTTTAACTCAAAGTGCACGCGCATTACTTAATTCTCTTTTCTAGGTTGTACGGAGAGGTGTGGTCTCCCTCAATAGCGGGACTTAGACCATCGATTGAGTTAACGATTACGTCGCCGTATCGAACCGCAATTACCCTGCAACGTCTTCCGTTCTTAGAAACAGAACTGGCTGTGTTGTAGGCGTCAATCTTGTATCGCACTTCGTCGCCTACCGTGATCTGTCCAGGCTGTAGGGGTACCCAGACTTCATCAGGGTTTACCTTCGGCTCTACTGCCATTTTGCCTAGTGCTAATCTGCTAAAGACCTCTACGGTTTCAATAGCTAGATTAGGTGTTAGCTTCTCAAAGGTTTCCCAAGTTTCAAGCAATTTAAGGATTGCCTTCCCTGAGCCAACTTTTACTTTTGCTTCTTCGAGTTGTTTGTTTACCCACTCGTAGTTTACTTCTGGCATTTCTCTCTCCTACTTAGGTTGTCACTACTGATTTTAGTAGCTTTAAAGATTCTTCTTTTGTCGGAATAGCACTTAAGTAATCTTTACGTTGATTGATTGCTATCTTTAGACGTTCTTCTGGTGTTACTTCTTCAATACTGGATCCTAAAATGTACCAGCTATTGGAGAGCTTTCCGGTATCTCTCCAATCAGAGCAGACTGGCACTAAGGCATTCATGGCTTGGATATATCTGTACGACCACCAAGTCCCTACTCCTCGATCGTGAGGCGCGATTAGCACCCCAAAACTGGAAGCAAGTCTGGCTGATACAGTTTCTTCTTTCTCCCTCGGAGCAATCTTGAGCGGAGCGGTTGGTAGGGCTAAAAGCTTTTCAACTTTTTTAGTCCAGCCAGCCTTAGGCGAATCTGCTACCCAAATGTTAGAGCAGAACTCAGAGACTTCTGGCTCGGAGATTAGGTGAGCATCTAGATTGATCCCAATCAAGCTTGCACTACTCTCCGTAGAGATAAATTTGGCAACGGACTCAACGTCTTTCCAAGGCATCGATGGGTAGATAGTTTTAGGCCAAGGAGTATTCAAAAGCTTCGTAGCTGCCTGGCGAATGCTCTGAGCGTATGTATCTCCAACTGCAGTCTTGAACTCACGGCGCTTCGAGTAGAACGGGGAGAAGATGTTAGTAACATCTCGATCGATCGAAGCTAGGCTTGCCTTGAACTGCCAAATCTGCGGGTGGTCTACAACTAAGCGAAGCTTAGGAGACTCGTACATGATATTAATGGCGTGCATTGCGCCGTAAACTTTGTTGGCTCCTAGGCTTGTAGGAGGCACTACGCCAATGATGATTGAGTCATATTGGTCTAGGAATTCTTTAGTCCAAGTCACGCTTGGAGTTGCCCACTCAACGGTTGCAAAAGTCTCGATGCTTTTTACAAGTGTTCCGAAGAAGCTAGTAGTTGTAGACGGCTTTGTGTGGGAAGAAGCCATTCCGGTTACAAGTACTTTCATTTCAATCCTTTGATGGTGCAGAGGGGCACCTTTCGATGCCCCTCCACGATCGTCATTTAGAACGGTGTATCTTCTGATGCACTAACAGGAGCTGCAGGAGCTGGTGATGGTGCTGGTGCTGGTGCCGCTGCAACTGGTGCAGGGGCAGGAGCAGGGGCTGCTGGAGCTGCCGCTGCTGCAAACGCATCGTTAGTTACCGCTGCAGTTGCGTTGTAGTTCTTGATCTCGTTGCTCTGAGTGCCGTTGTAGGTACGAGTAGCTAGAGTTCCACGGAATGTGCGGTGCAATAGTGCCTGCTCAATCTGTGCATTGGTTGGGTTGCTGTTGAAGTAGTCCTTGTTCAAACCAAGAACTCCCATCTTCATGAAGAACATACCAAGTGCCTTGTTGTTCTCCGGTGAGATTACAAGGTTGTCCCATACGCGACGCTTCGCGTGAGGACCACTCTGAACCTCGGTTGTGATCTTGAACATGGTCTTACCAGACTGAGACACGGTGGCCTTAGACTCGATAACCTTCAGTTCATAATCGCCATCTGGTAGTGGCTCGTAGCTAGCAGTTTCGCCAGCTTCTTTAACTAGATCGCTCCAATTTACTGAGCTCATGGTTTAGTTTCCTTCACTTGTTGTAGTTGATTTCTTTGTTGCTGCTTTAGTCTTCTCGCCGAAGACGATGTCTAGCATGCGCTCGACACCAAGGTCTTGCTGCTCTACGACTTTACCTAGACGCCCCTGGACACGTTCTCCAGCTTCATACTCAGGCGTGCGCTCAACGTACATGCGACGCACCTTGTATGGAGGCTGTAGAGGGTCAGGGTTCGGCATAGTTTCTACCGTGATTGCGCCCAGAATGTCATAGAAGTACGGAGCCTGAATTGCTAGCTGACCCTGTAGGTAAGGACGGTATACACCATCTGTACCCTTACGAGCCATAGCAGTCAGGATTACGGCCTCTAGAGGCTGGGTTGGGTGCATTGTCAAGTCGCGAAGGTCACGAAGTAGCGCACCCATGTGGCGAAGCAATTCGCCCCACTGCTGCATCTTCATCTGTTCGGTTCCTGCAATGTTGTCCATGCACTTAACCTGCAACTCAGAGATTGAGTCAATGATCAAGGACTTGAACTGGTGCTTGCCACTCTGAAGCCATTGGAAGGCCTTCATAACGACATCGTAGTCGCGAACCTGAACCACAACTGTGTCCCAGGTGCCATCTGCAATAGGTGGCGCTTCGCTAATTGGATCCCAGTACTTAACGGTGATGGGGAGGAAACGGTGCCCACCCTCAACGTCGAGCATTAGGCGTGGATAAGGCGCTGTAACGGCAAATGATGATTTACCGACCTTTGATTCGCCATAAACCATAATTGTTAAACTGCGATCAACTTCAGACATTCTTATTCACTTCCTTTCTTCTCTTCGATTCCATAGTATCCGTACGGGTCGGCTGACTCGAACGCATCGCTAAGTGCTGCCTCTGCCGCCGAACCATCGTCGAACATCGGGCAAATAGCGAAGAATTGGCACTTCCACTTACATTCACGTGATGGCTTTGGGTAAGCAACTTTCATGTGGCTAACCCCCTCATCCAGACCATCGCGAACGCGCATCATATCTTCCAGGGTGCCTTCAAGGCGCTGGTAGAAAGAGCGGAGTGCAAACTTATTGTGACGAACTTCAATTTGGTCGTAGAACGGTGGCTTAGCATAAGCACCGCGCTTTACCTTACGAAGCATTGTGAAGAGAGCGCCGTCAGAACGCTCGCCGTCTTGGTTCTGAGCTTCTTCTAGAAGCATGTAGGTAAGAACCTGCTCGTTCATGTGAGCGATAGATCCAAACTCAGCGAAAGAGCCACCAACTGTTTTAAAGTCACGAAGCATGCGAGCGCCGTCAATTTTACGACGAACACGCATGTCAATCTTTCCCTGAAGAGTTACGCGACCGTCAAGCATAGGACGCTCAATAACTTCTTCTGTAGAAATCATTTCAAGTTCTGCGTCAATACCTTCTAGCTCAATCCACTCAAGGTAGCCCTCTAGCATTACGCGACCAAGCTCGGCTTCGGTTTCTAGTTCGGTAGAGTCACGAGATGAGTCTGTCATTAGCTTCATGTCGGCTTTAATGAGCTCTGCGTGAATCTCTAGCAGATCGCGCTCCATACCAGAGCTGTAGTACTGATCTAGGGCCTCGTGGATGCGAGAACCTAGAGCAAGTGCTCCGGTAAAGTTCTGCATCTTTGGCTTAAGACGACGGTAATAAGTTAGCCACCAACGGCGACGGCAGTCCTTGAAGGTTTGAATCTCCGAGTTGGAGATACGTACTGGTTCAGTTGTCATTTTGTACTTGCCTTGCTTTCTTTTAGCATCTTGAGCAGCTGTTGTTTGTCACGAACAATCTGCTCAAAGTTATCGGCTTTAGTGTCTAGAGCCTGGATTACGCGTTCTTCAATTGTGTTCTCAGTTACATAATCAGTAATGATCACTGAATCGTGGATCTCGGAACCGATACGGTGCACTCGGTCCAAAGCTTGCTTGTGATCAACTAGTGACCACGGCCTTTGAAGCATAACAAGACGACGTGCCTTTGTCAAGGTAACTCCAACACCACCTGCCTGGGCGGTGAAAAGAATCCACTTAGTCTTGCCGTTCTGGAAATCATCAATAGACTTCTGGCGCTCGTCCTGATCTTGAGCACCAGTGATTAGCCCATGCTCGATCCCCTCCTTGGTCAAGCGTGCACTTAGAATCTCAATTAGCTGTCGAGACACAGCGCAGACCGCAACCGAGTCTTCGCCGAAATCGCCATTCTTCATGTCATCCATCAGAGCATCGACCTTACAGGACGGGTCTGACAAAAGAATCTTTTCCTCGCCGGTAGACGGGTCTACAGTCACGTCTGCGTATGAACTAGCAAGCTGTAGCAGACGCAGAGCCTGGGTTAGGGGATTAGGGGCAACTACAGAGTCGCCTACCGTACCGTCTTCCTTTTCAATAAGTGCAATCATGTGCTCAAGCATCTGCTTATATGCCTTTGCCTGCTTTGCACCCATCTCAACATCACGGCGCTCATTGATTACTTCTGGTAGCCAAGGGAGTACACGAGACTTCAACATACGGCGTAGACGCGGATTAATTGAAGCGTAGAACTCATTCTCCATATGAGGCTTTACGCCTAAAACCATCATTCCACCAAAAGCATTAAGCATTGTATCAATCATGCGATCAATCCACTTGGTCTTTGACGGCCACTCGCTAGGAGAAATCCAGTGAAGAATTGGCCACAAATCAACAACGTCTTTAGCAATAGGCGTTCCAGTAAGTGCAAAACGAATGTCAGCATCACCTGAAGCTGCCCACAAAGCACGAGTCTGCTTTGACT